ATCTGTTTGATAACAAATTCGATATAGGATATGCGCAAAATATTTTTGAGGTGAGTAGAAGGTTTCCAGAGAAAACTGTGGACATTTTCGATTCGATTAGTAAAAATCAATTCATTTCGAAAAAAGAACTCTTGACAAGTGTCTTAACAAGTGGTATAATACACAAAGAAATGAAAGTAATAGTCATTGGTTCTTGGTACGGATCGATATTAGTTCCAGTACTTGCACCACTTGTAAAGGAGATGTTTTGTTTTGATATCGATAAAGAAGCGAATCACATTGCATCTATAATAAATGAATACGATAACGTGCAGTTTAGATCGGCAGACTTGACAAAGGAAAAGCATCCAGTCTTTGGTGAAGAGGTAGACCTACTGATAATCAATACGTCTTCCGAACATATAGAGATGAAGATGCACGAGTTGATAAAGTTTCAAAGTCATTGGACGAAGAAACGCAGAGATATATATTTCGCAGTTCAGTCAAACAATATGACAGACATCGAAGGTCACATTAACTGTGTACATTCATTAGAAGAATTTAAATCGCATTTGCCTGCGAGAAACCAAATTATAATAGAGAAAGAGATACCTGAAGAACGTGGAGTTAGATATTTTTTGTTTGGTCAGATCGAACTGCAAGTAGAAAAGAAAAAAGACGGCACAACAAGGTACACTTTTGGAGAGGATAGTAAATGAGTAATTTGAAAAAACTCACTTGGGAACATCATGAACGTGCAGAAACATCTGCATTCGCAACAGCACTTATGTCGGGAAATATTGAACCGAAAGATTATCAACTGTATCTGTTCAATCAGATGATTTGTTACGGTGCGCTAGAAGGTGTGGTAGATCTTGATCCAAAGTTTCACTCCATCTTTCGTGCGAACGCAATCTTTGAAGACATGCATGAATTGATGGAACTAGAAAACCTGAGTGCAATTGAAAATGCACTGGATACAACTGTCGAATATGTGAACTACATCGATACTATTAAACATGACAATCACAAGCTTCTTGCGCACGTATATGTAAGACACTTTGGTGATCTACATGGTGGTCAGATGATTAAGAAGAAAGTTCCAGGCAGTGGTAAGTACTACGACTTTGATGATCGTTACGATCTCATTCAAGGTATGCGTACACTACTTGATGATTCTATGGCAGATGAAGGAAGAATTTGTTTTGATTTCGCATTTCGTTCATTCGAAGAATTGAGTAAAAATGACTGAGAACACTGAAAAACTCATACAGTTTTCTGACACGATTGCAGACTTGTTCACCAAGTACCTTGATCCGTATCACAATCCATTACACGTACAAGAGTTCACTGGGTGGTCAGATAGGTTCTGGACTGGTGAAGTTGTAGAGAAGTGTCACCTCAAGACGATTGACATTCTCGACTCACGTAAACTCTGGTTACTACATCTGAACATCTTCCCAAAGAATGGTTTTGATATGCCTATACTTGGGTGCGACATCATTGCAGGTCCTAACAAGATCAGTGGTGCGTTCTTTGACTTCTCACCAGTGTGTACAGAAGATCACGTAATGTGTCAACACTTTAACAAAGAGGCAGATAAATTTACTTGGAAGAAACCTCGTCAACTCCCAGAGTGGGCAGAAGCAATCTTCAGTGACCACATGATGGCTGTTGGTAACGTAAGGGCAGAAGAAACAGATCAGTTTTTGCTTGCCACCACCGAATTAATATGTTATTATCTAGATAAGATGAACGACGAATCAGTAGAGATGGGGATGCCAACAAGACCTCTCCTTAACAACTACTGTATCAACCAAAAGAAGAACGATCAGTTACATAATAGTATTCGTGCCATGGGTATCTCCGATGAGGACAAAGATTATTATATCAATAACATATTATTTCAGGAGATCTCAGATTAATGAATGAAACAGTGGTGTCGCTGACACCAGAAAAAATACACCTCGCAATTGCAGACGCTGTCGCAAATGGGGTTCCTTACATAGATGCACTAGTAGATTATGCCCAGATGCATAACCTAGAAATTGAATCAGTTGCAGATGTGATCAAAAAATCCTCTATTCTAAAAGAGAAGATCAGATCAGAAGCTGTAGTTTTGAGAATGGTAAAACGCAACGATGAACAACAGGACATTACCGAGTTATGTGAATGATCAGTCATATGCGGCGTACATAAAGTACCTTGCAATGAAGAAACATTTCACATCTCCAAGTTATGATTTTCATAAATATAACGGTAAAGTAAGAGCCTCATTCGACACATTTAAAAGTCGCCCTGATGCATTTTACTTTGCAAAACTATATAAACAAGACGATTACGAGAACGTCCTTCTGGCAAACTTAGTCAAGAACCCAAATGCATGGATTCGAGATATCGCAGAGGACGACATCTTGTACGTCGAATGGAAGAAAAGAATTGATTCGTTAGGTTACACTTTCAAGTCGGACTTAAAGCATCTCGAAGATGACTGGAAATCCAACTTCGTAACCGATGGTCAACACCCAGTCGTATTGACTCTGTACTTACAGAAGAAGATAACACTGGAAACATTTGCAATACTAGTACACATTGCAAATATTTTTTCGTATTGGGAGCAGAATTTGCTTGACAAATTCGTGGCATCTGATATAATACATCATTCAAGGAAGTATTTTCCTTTCTTGATGTTAGATATGAAACGGTTCAAGACTATTGTCAAGAATCACTTTGACATCTAATACATCGCAATATAACGTAATACACTGCTATACAAAGGAGACAATATATGTCATTCGCAGCACTTAAGAAATCTCGCACGTCATCACTTGATAAGTTGAATGCCCAGCTAGATAAAATTTCCACAAAATCATATTCAGATCCTAATGAAGGAAAGTTTTGGAAACCAACTCGTGACAAAGCGGGTAATGGTTTTGCAATCATTCGCTTCTTGCCTGAACCTGCAGGTGAAGAGATGCCATTTGTACGCATCTGGGATCACGGTTTCCAAGGACCATCAGGTCAATGGTATATCGAAAACTCTCTGACTACATTGAATCAAGATGATCCAGTGTCAGAGTACAATTCCAAACTCTGGAACTCAGGTATCGACTCTGATAAAGAGCAAGCACGTAAACAGAAACGTCGACTGAAGTACATTTCAAATATCTTAGTGATCAAGGATGGTGCAAATCCTGAGAACGAAGGTAAGGTGTTCATGTACCAATACGGTAAGAAGATCTTCGACAAGTTGAATGACTTGATGAACCCAACGTTCGAAGACGAATCACCAGTGAACCCATTCGACTTCTGGGAAGGTGCAAACTTCCGTCTGAAGATCCGTCAGTTCGAAGGTTATCCAAACTACGACAAGTCAGAATTTGATGCGCCATCAGCAATGGCCACAGATGATGATGAGTTGGAAACCATCTACAACCAACAACATTCTTTACAAGAACTTCTTGATGCCAAGAACTTCAAGTCTTATTCAGATTTGAAAACAAAACTATATAGAGTGTTAGATCTTGGTGAAGATGCAGGTCCAACAGCGTCTAGTTCGTATGACGATGACGACGATGGTTTAGACTTGAGCACGTCTTATACACCAAAAGCGCCAGTAGCGGCACAGGTACAGTCGGATGACATACCTTTTAAATCCGCCCCTGCACCGACTTCTGATGTAGATGATGACGACGATCTATCAATCTTCAAGGAACTTGCAAAAGGTTAAGACGGTATGAACAAATCGACATCTGATATAATCGATTTCGACTTTGGTTTCAGTTTCATCGATGATGAGATTGAAGCAGTAAAAGAAACTGCGGTAGCTACTAAAGCTGCCGCAGACGATCTCGAAGGGCAACTCAGTGATCTCACTAATGAGAAGATCGCATTGGAAGCAAGTTTGGAGAAACTGTATCAATCAGTTGTTCCTTTCCTTGACAACCTATGCAAATCACCAGAGAAGAGTACAATCTTCTGGCCTGATCGTGTAGAAAAGATCGAAAGTTACAAAGCAAAGTTGGCGCAAATCGCAGAGGGAAATTAAATAATGAGTCTTTTAGACAAGATGCTCAAATCAGGAGCAGTGAAGTCCTCGTCAATCCTCAGTAAGTCCAGTTTTTTCGAAGAGAAGAATCCTATTCAAACGGAACTTCCCATCGTTAACATTGCATTTAGTGGGTCATTGAAGGGTGGACTAATCCCAGGCTTAACTGTGGTTGCAGGACAATCAAAGTCATTTAAGACTTTACTGTCTTTGTACTGCATGAAAGCCTATCTAGATAAATTCGCAGACGGAGTTGCACTATTGTATGACTCTGAATATGGTATCACACCAGAATATCTAGAAAGTTACAACATCGATACGGATCGTGTGATCCATATCCCAGTAGAGAATGTCGAAGAACTTAAGTTCGATATTACTAAGAGGTTAGATCAGATTGAGAAAGATGACAATGTGTTCGTCATGATCGATTCGGTTGGTAACCTCGCATCGAAGAAAGAAGTTGACGATGCAATGAACGAGAAGGCAGTTGCCGATATGTCTCGTGCCAAAGCACTCAAATCTCTCTTCCGTATTGTTACGCCTAAGTTAACTGCGAGAAACATTCCGTTACTTGCAATCAACCACGTGTACCAAGAGATCGGTATGTTCCCAAAAGCCATCGTGTCTGGTGGTACAGGGATCTACTATTCTGCAAACCAGATCTTTATCATTACCAAATCGCAAGAGAAGGATGGTACAGATCTCGCAGGATTTAAGTTCACTATCAATATTGAGAAGTCACGATTTGTCAAAGAGAAATCTAAACTTCCATTCACTGTCCTATATGATAGCGGCATCCAGAAGTGGTCGGCATTGTTTGACCTCGCATTGGAAGCTGGTTTCATTGCTAAGTCCACGCAGGGTTGGTATAACCTTGTAGACTTAGACACAGGAGAAATCATTGAACCTCGTCGTCGATTGAAAGATATCGAAAAAGATGATGCATTCTTTGAAAAACTACTTGACAACGATGCATTTAACGTGTATATTGAGCGCAAGTACAAATTAAACAGTGAGCACCACAATGATAGAACAGACGATCTTATCGAATCTACTTCTTAATGATGAATACTACCGCAAGGTATACCCATATCTGAAGGAAGATTACTTCGAAGACATCACGCTACGTAAAGTGTTCCAAACATTTGTAACGTATGTCGAACAATACAAGGAGCCTCCATCCGTGGAGGCTCTCAAGCTTTCCATTGACAAACGTAAAGACTTAAACGAGGATCAATACAAAGACGCTCAGTCTGAAGTATCCAGTATCTCTCGTGATGACACAACAGACATGCAGTTTCTTATTGATGAGACTGAAAGGTTCTGTCAAGATCGTGATCTGTACAACTCTATTCGTTCGTCAATCAACATTCTTGAAGGTGAAGGTGAAGGACTTGATAAAGGTTCTATCCCCCAACTCCTATCTGACTCTCTCAGTATCAGTTTCGACACAAGTGTTGGACACGACTTCTTAGAAGAGAGCGAAGATCGGTACGAGTACTATCACCGAAAAGAAGAACGCATTCCCTTTGACATTGATATTCTGAATAAGATCACCAAAGGTGGTTTGCCTCGTAAGTCTATGACTGTACTACTCGCCACGACTGGTGGTGGTAAGTCATTACTTAAATGTCACATGGCGGCGAATGCACTGATGTACGGTAACAATGTCCTCTATATTACTATGGAGATGGCAGAGGAAGAGATTGGTCGTCGTATTGATGCGAACATCATGGATGTGACGTTGGATGAAGTATCCACTACACCACGTCATGTGTTTGAGAAACGTATGGGACGATACAAATCTAAGACGACAGGTAAACTGATTGTAAAAGAATATCCTACAGGATCAGCACATACTGGTCACTTCAGACACCTGTTGAATGAATTGCGAATGAAGAAAGGGTTTGTACCTGATCTTATCTTCGTAGACTATTTGAATATCTGTGCATCCGCACGTGTTAAAGGTGCCGCCGCAGCAAATAGTTACACACTTGTAAAATCAATAGCAGAAGAGGTACGTGGACTTGCAATGGAATTTAATTGTGCTGTGGTTACTTCGTCTCAGTTCAATCGTGACGGCTATGGGAATAGTGACGTTGACCTTACTAATACTTCTGAGAGTATGGGAATTACGCACACTGCCGACTGCATTCTAGGACTGGTGACTACAGAAGAACTAGATGAACTAGGACAACTTATGTTGAAACAGTTGAAGAACCGTTGGGGTGATACTGGATATTACCGTAGGTTCCTCGTAGGTATTGATCGATCCAAGATGAAGATCTATGACCTCGAACCAAGTGCGCAGGATAATATTGGTCAGTCTATGGACAATAACAGTCAGGTTACCAAACCTGCACTCCCTAGTGAACTACCTGCACTCAAGAAAACAAAGAAGAATATCTTTGATGACGTGAGTGGTTTGCAATGATAAATAGTTCGAAAGCAACAAATAATTTGAGTTCGAACATGAAATCCTACAAATCTTACATCACGGAATCTAAAATCAAAGCAGAAGATTTCGAGGCTGCAATCGTTATGGGTTGGTATGCAATTACTAACCAACCCTTCGATGCCTCAACTGCAGGTATTACTGATAAAGTACACACCTTACTTCTACAGAATCCTGAGTACATCGAAGCGGGTAAACGTATTGCACAAGACATTAAAGACCATTTTAAGTTGGGTAATAATGTTAAGGCAGAACAGTACGGACGTGCTAAATCTAAACTGACTGGTTTCTGGAAGACTTATGGTGCAACAGACACTACACCTAAGTGTGACATTCTGATTGGTAATAAACGTTTATCACTGAAAATTGGAATGGCTCAGTTAATGTCTGGTGGTAAATCAGAATCAGTTGCAACATTTTATGCAGCGATGGAAAAATCTAAAATCGAAGAATCCGCACAATTGAAAAAGGTTGTGGGGATTTTTGAGGATTTTGTGACCACATCTCTGGCACCAACTCAACTACGTCCTCTCATCAAATCTCGTGAGAACCCTCTTGTCAACCAAGGAGAGGCGGCACACAAGACGATTATGAATGAACTAGGCGTACTATTCCAAACAAATGAACAATTCAAAATAGAATTTGCACGTGAGGCAATGTCTGGGTTCATGAAGTATGGAACAGGCAGTAATTCTGCGGCAGAGTTTATGGTAGTATCAGATCATAGTGGGTCTTCAACAAAAATTACATCTGTAAATGACGATGCGTACTGCAAAATGATTGCAGATCAAATGAAACTACAGGCACGTTTCAAAACATCTTCACGTAAACTTAAAGGTAAGAAGACAGGTGAGTATAATTTCTGGTCTGTAATTTCTCTTATTGTGGATGCGAACCTTAAAGAAGAAACTGAACAATTGGACGAGAATTCATTCAGACGTATGTTGCAGACAGTCAAGGGTAAAGTTGGTGGTTACATCAGCAAAGCTACTCAGTATGTTCGTGGTAAAATGTCAAATGTGTTGAAGTTCTTTGGACTCCAACCAGACATCACAGTTAACAAGGACATCAGATTCTAATGCAACGTTTTAGTCAATTCGTCCTATCCGAAGAAAAAAACCTTCACATGACACATGCAGAAGATGCAGTGATCGATGGTGGAGTAACAGGCACACGTAACGTAATTAATTACCTTCGTGCAATCAGAGACATGTTAGGTGGTAATTCTAAATCTGCCGTAAACTTATCAGTCAAATGGGATGGTGCACCTGCAATCTTTGCAGGCATTGATCCATCAGATGGTAAGTTCTTCATTGCGAAGAAAGGTGTGTTCAACAAAAATCCAAAAGTTTATAAGACAGCCCAAGAAATTGATAATGACAGTTCTATTAAAGGTGACCTCAACTCTAAGTTCAAAGTAGCACTTTCAGAATTCGCAAAGTTGGGAATTGAAGGAGTGATACAAGGTGATTTTCTCTACACTACAGAAGATTTATCGACAGATACTATTGATGGAGAATCGTATGTTACTTTCCATCCTAATACGATTGTTTATGCGATACCAAAGAAAAGCGAACTCGCTAAAAAAATATCAAGATCCAAGATCGGTGTGGTCTGGCATACAGTCTACAG